GCCATTACCTGTCTTAAATCTTGCTAAATCAATATCAGTATCTATGCTTATCAACTCTACCTTAGTGAGCCCATTATTATTAGCATTATAATCTTGTATCTTGTTGATATTCCACCATGAATTGTCAATGTATATCTTATCATTGAGCTTAAGTGACTGTATATCTACCTCATCCAAGTCAAAGTAAGCTATTAACATCTTACCAACATTTATCTGATTAACTGTTCTCCTCCAATATAAGTTATAGAGGTTGTTAGCAGTCAGTGCAGATACCTGATAGAAGTAGTAGTCATTCGTTCCAAAGTTAATATCAAAGGTTGGATACAATGGATTATTAAAGTGACCAAGCATAGGATAGTCAGTTAACCCTGTCTCTCCTGTTGTGCCAAAGTCTATGATGTCAAATGGGTTGCAACTGCCTAAGCCTCCATCATACAAGATACGTATATTAGTATTAGGAGCACTTCCATTTATAGCAGGAACATAAGCATTGAATAATGTCTTATATACAGGGGTTGGAGAAAATAATAGCTCTTGAGTTTCTACATCTTTGACATACTCATTATCAAAGGTATACTCAATCTGTCCATATATCTCTCCTGTTGCCTGTGTATATAACACATTAGGCTGATCATCATCAGGTGCATAAGTTAACTTAAGTTTCTTCTTAGTCACATCAGGCAGAAACATCAACTCCTGAGCCTTATCCTTAGCTAACTTCTTACTCCAATCCTTCTCAGTTCCTGAGTCATAATACTCATCTCTATGTCTAAGTATAAGGTTATAAGGGTTATCAATATCCTGCTCAACGTATAAGTTATACATCTGAAATATAGACTTAACAAAGTCAGACTGTTTTATCTCAACAGGGACATACTGATTCATTACAAGAGTAGATCCTGTAGTCTGTATGTTGTTAGTTGGCAAGATAGTCATGTTAATGCTATTCAAGTCAAGTACTACATTGACATCTACTCCATTAAATCCACCTCCTGATGCTATCCAAATATTACCTCCATTAGTCTGATACTTAAAGCAGGAAGGTTTAACGTCTCTGCAAATGTTAGGATAGTAGTCTGACCTGTAGGCAATGGAGATGATACAGGATAGTAAGCTATTCCATTTGTCTGACCATATACTTTAAGGTTGCCATAACCTGCTACCATGACCTCAGCAAATACTCTATATCTATTCTTAACAGTGTATCCTGTCATGATATACTCAAGTACTGCAGTGCCTCCACTTGTATTATCAAGGATGATACTACCTCCTATAGATAACTCATAGGTATAATATTCTCCTGCTAATGGGTTAATGCTAAACGGTGAACTGTACTCTCCTGTTGTAGGATTGAATAATCCTTGAGCATCTATAATCTCAGACCATCCTGAGTCAACATTCTCTTGAAAGGTAGCATTGACTCCTGTAGGCTGAACATAGCTTGTAGTCCATGTATTAGTTGCATTGACTTTATAATCATCATAGTTTTGGTCATTGATATCTCCATTGTAAGGTATCAGTAACTTATCAAAGTGAGCATCTGTTAATCCTGTCCATGTATAAGTGAATCCTACTGTAGCAAAGATTCTATCAAAGTAGGTCTTAGCATAGATGGCAGGCTTGAACTCATTAGCTTGATATACATTAGTACCTGTGCAAAGTGGCATCACGTACTTATATCCATCTAATACTGTATTACTAAATGTTCCTACTATATCAGTAGATGAGAATGTATGATTCAAGTCACTGAAATCTAAGTCAGTCAAGTTAGCATTAGTGATGGCAGAAAAGAACTCAGCTCTACTATCCTTGATTAACACAGTATAGTTTACCTCATCCTCATAGCTATTATTATTCTGAACCTTATTAACACTGACCAACTGCAATAAAGCATCATCTAAGATAGGAACTCCATTCTGTATAACTTGACATCGAGTCAAGGCATTGATGTTGAAACTACCTGCCTGAATATTGACATCATAATAGTTACCTAATAGCTCATGATTATTCTTAGTTCCTTCAAGAGTTATAGTCTTAGAGAATGTCCCTTTCCTTGATGATAGGTCTCTAATATCTCCTATGTTGAAAGTGATAGGAAATGCTACATTTTCTGCTACATCTAAGACTCCTGTCTCAAGTATTATCTTAACCATTGATTATGTCATTATTAGATAACCTTACCTGAATTGATTGTCTAATCAGATGCTTGTTGCGTTCCTTGAACACATCAAAGTTAGTGGTAGTAACATTACAACTTACATACTCAGTTGACTCAGGTATATGGATGATACATCCACTCTCATCGTAGAGGTTATCTAAGTCCTCTGTAATACGATAGACTACATTCTTAACAAATGTCTGTGGAGATGTTAACAACTCTTGGAAGTAGTTAGCCTCAGCCTCACTCATCCAGTTAGTGTTAAGGTCAAAGGTCTTAGTCACTTGAGTGTTGAAGTTAACTTGCCCTTGCTCATAAGTCTTATACTTCCATTGTGATCCTGTTACATATCCAGGCACATCCTTGTTGTAAGTCTCTCTCTTGATAGTACCCTTCTCATAGCTCTTGAGCTGGAATGCAAAGCTACTCCATGAGCCCATCCTATCTAAGAACAAGATATGACTCTCAGAGATAAGAACTCTTGTATCTATGTTTATCTTATAGCTTACTGAGTTAGCTGCATTAAATGGCCCATCATGATATGTCACAGTATACCACTTAGTATCTTGCTTAACAAGTGGAGCTGTGCCACTCACTAAGGTTAATGATCCATAGTTATTAGGACCACATGCCACTCCCTTGATGTACTCAGCTCCTGCAATAGACTTATAGAACACATCTCCATCATCATTAGTGAAGTATACTCTCTCATTAAGATTTACTCCTGCATCCTTAAGGTTCAGCCATAAATCCTGCCCTAATGTACATGAGAATGTTAACGGTTGGTTAGTTAGCCATAGAGCATTAATGTTGTCAAGGTCATAATCAGTCTGATCATAAAATGGCATATCTATCCATGAGATAGCTCCATTAAAGACATACTTCTCTATGGTGTTAATCTCATCAAGGTTAATATCCTTTCTATTATCAGCATACTTGATTAACCCATTAGTGTTGGCATCTACTACCTCTGACCATAGCGCATTAATAGTGAATGATGTTGTGCCATTAACTGCAGTCACAGTGTGCAACCCTTCCACTCCTGGATTAGGTAAGCCCCCTGTTAACTCTGTAATGTTGAGTTGGTCACCCACAACAAAGGGATGGCCAACTATTGGAGTTATCTCTACATATCCGCTATCATCTGTTAATGCAGCAGTATAACCCAATGAGAATATATATTCCTCCCCTATCTTAACATCATACTTATAATATGAGTTAGATGCATCATAGAAGGTTGTTATAGTTGGATTGAAGTCATAGCTTACCATGTTGCTCAATAGCTTGCTCAAATCCTGCTCCCCATAGCCTGTGCCATAGGTAGGCAGTGCCTTATAGTAGCCTATACGATTAGATGTGCCTGATTGATATACCTCAAAGATATATCTATAACCATCAAGATTCTTATTAGTTGAGTCAACTATGAACTTGCACTCATTGTATGCAGGAGTAAAATTCTGTGGCTCTGCTATCCATGACATTCCCATACCTATATTGTACTTGAATGCTCATCCTGTTAGAAGGATATATAACTATCATCTGTATAATATTCCTCCTTGATATAAGTGGCTGCATATCGGATAGCATCCATTGCATCATCCCATAACTTGACAGGCTCATCAGTGATGGTATCTCCTATCTTTTTCCACTTGTAGTTCTCATATTCTTTTTTAATAGCTGGGTGATCCTCGCAAAATATCCCAAATGACTTGATGTTGTTTATACCTTGCTTGACTACTTTGTTTGCGTTCTCAATGTAATACCCTGCTCTATCTATCTCAGCAATTATCTCTGGCCTTGAATAATCAGCAAGGATGTTGATACTCTTCTCAATGTTTAACTGATCCATGCGTGCTATTAAGTCAGTTGTAGTTAAGTAACTCTCATAGATTACAGGTTCAATGTATAAGTCTTTATCTCGCCAGTAGACTCTCATCAATGCGGAAGGATGGTTATACCCAAAGTCAAGTCCATATACATAATCAGTAAACTTAGCAGGTCGATGCTTGACAAATGTCCAATTGGAGTAGATGTTACTCTTGGATATGGCTTTCTCACCTAATGCATAAATTTGATATTGCGCCTCATCAGTTCGTTTTAAATCCTCAATCTGTTTCTTGATAGACTCAGGCAGGAA